TTCTTGATAGCGGACATTTTCGTAATAGATTTGTAGTTTGAAACTTAATAACTTGATAACTTATGTCTATGATTATGAGTTATAAAAGTATTTCAATTTTTTTTTAAATACAGTTTAAAACCAAGTTACTAAAAATCTATAAAGCAAATGCGTGAGATATAAAGCCAAAGGCAACTTATGTAAAGCGAATACGACAGAATAAACTACTGAAAAAAGAGCACTGAAAAAAAGGCACTAGCTGTCGGCTTCGTTTTATAAATTTTTAGTTCAATAAAAAAATGAGTTATAATAAAAAAAATTGAAATACTTTTTTGCTTTTAGATGAAGAGCATAATTTAATATATTAATTTGTCTTGAACACCAATTACTACTACGAAAATGAGTCACTCCTGCGAAAACCAAGAATGCCCCATCTGCATGGATCCTATTGAGGGCGCCAAGAACTCTATTACCACCGAGTGCGGACATGCTTTCCATGCCACCTGCCTTATGACAAGTGTAGCTCATAACGGCTTCGGTTGCCCTTATTGCCGCACAGCTATGGCTGAGGTTCCTGAGGAAGAGGATGATGATGATGACTCCGATGGAGAATATGACGACGATATCATCGATGATGATGCTCTTAGAGGTTTCCGCTTCTTCATGAATAATCTCACTGGTGAAGCTCACGAGGAACAGGACATCGCAGAGGAAGATGTTTACGTCGAGTATGAGAACAATCCCGAACCTGAAGAACCCGAGGAACCTTTACCAACTGCCAGCTTTATTGCTCAAAAGCTTACCCAACAAGGCATCACCATGGAAGACCTTGTCAAAACCTTGCTACTCCACCACGACGAGTATGAGTCGCAAAATGAGGAGTTAGAGCGCGTCGATAGCGAAATGTTCGGTAGACTACGCGTTATTATTTCTAACTTCACTCCTGAACAAAATGTATAAAAGGTCTTAACAATATCTGATAAAAGCAATAAAAAAATATCACACATCAGAATTGTTCAAGACTTATAAAAAAAAATAAAATTCCTTGCTTTTATCATATTTATTGTTTATTTATTTATTTATAATTTAATTTAATTAAAATTTTTGAAAAGGGCTACCCTTTTTTCACTGACCTTAAATTTGGTTTTTTTACATTTATAGTGTTATTATTATTATTATTATTTAAGGCCTTCTTTTTTGTTTCAATACAATTTTTTATTTGATACTCAGGTATTCCTCTTGATTTTGAATATTTTGTAATCATATGGTTTACTAATATTGCGGTCGTTGGTTTACTATGTAATAACATATACTTCTGAATTTGTGACGCTTCATTCATTTGACAAAATGCCAATGAAGAACTAAAATGGTAAACAATAATAATACAAATAGCTACAGCTGGTGTAATGAACATTTTTAATATTTATACATTTAATATTTTCATTATTTTTTAAATCAATTTTAAAAAAAATTGAAAAGCTTTATTGTAAAACCTTTACATGTATAAGACAATAATTGTATACATTTAAAGATGAGTGAATTTCAAAATATTAATGCTACTGATAGCGAGGAAGAGATTATTATGGTAAATAAAACCCAGAAGGTTAAATCAAAATTATTGACTAAAAAGTTTAAGTTAATAATTGAGGATGAAGAAAAAAGCGTGTTTATTAATCAAGTATTTCGTAGAGATATATTGGCGAACATGTTAGCAAATAAAAATTTAACAGGTAAAGAATTATTTGATGTGATCATGAAAGAAAACAAAGAAATACATGATGAAAGAAGACAAGGATGGATTTTTGAAACCCTTTGTCAAATTCTTATCATTCTAAAGTGTATAGAAAATATAAATTACACAGAAATTTATGACGGACAATTACAAAACTTAAAACAAATAAAAAATATAAATTCTTTGTTAAAGGTCAAGGTTGATGGTGGAGGTAATAATATTGTTGATATGACTATAAAACAGGGAACTACACTTGTTTTATTTACAATTAAATATAAAAATAAGTATAGTGAAACCGATGTATCAAAAATTGACAACACAATAACAAAGCAAAATATAACAGATGACTATAAAATTGGATTAGTTGTTAAGGATAAAGAAGTTGTTATAAAACACAAATACAAAAATAAACTAAATATTGACAAACAAATACATGACAAAATTATAGAAAATGATTTATTATTTGATGAGAAAGATGTTATTAAAGCTTTAGATGTGTTTTGTCAAAGATTTTCAAGTCAGGGACAGCCTTTGGCAAGTCAGGGACAGCCTTTGACAAGTCATATGTTAGATATTGATGATTTCATTGATTTCATTAATGCGGAATATTTATTATCACCAAGACAACAATTGATAAAAAAATTACATCAAAACATGACAGAAATAAAGTTTATAAAGTCGTTTTTAACAAATAAACATAAAATGTGGTGTATAGCACATAAACCAAGAAGTGGTAAAAGTATTACTATGTTATTAATATGTAAATATTTATTAGAACGTGGTTATAAAAAAATACTAATAATGACATCTGTCCCAGCAACTATAAATAGTTTTATGAATGATTTAGAAAAGTATATTGATTTTAAAAATATTAATTACAAATTACAGGAAGATTTTGATACAATTGATGACACCTTTAATGGTATTGTCTTTTGTAGCGTTCAATATCTTAAAATAGATGGAAAAAGTAAGAAAAAAGATTTATTAAAAAAAATGGGTTTTGACGCAATTATTACCGATGAAGCGCATCAAGGATCATCAACTGATAAAACAAAAACTGAAATTTTAGATGTTGACAGTGATGTAGAAGAAATTCGTAAAAATATTAAGCTAAATATATTTGCTTCAGGAACGGCAGATAAAACAAAAAAATATTATCATATTCATAGCTCTTGTATTGATGAATGGGAAATTGAAGATGAAGCATGTATGAAAGAATTGATGAAACCAGAAGTAAAAAATAGAGAAGATATAATTGATTATATGGTTAGTCGTCATGGAAATACATTTACTGAGTGTTTAGAAAACGAAACTCTAAATAAAGATTACTCTAAACATCCTACTCAGGTATTAATGAAATATTCTATTCCTGAATTGTTAATTAGTGAGATAAACGAATACAACACCAATCATGGAACTAACTTTGGTTATAATTGTGGTTCGTTATTTGCGTTAAAACAAACTATTAATGAAAAGGGTGAAGTAGAATATGCGGAAGAATTTGAATTATGTAAAACTACCGATGGAATAGATATATTAAAAGGGTTCTTTGATTGTATTATTTCAACAAACCGAATGAGAAAAACAATTATGAAACAAATTGAAAATACACAAACAAGTCGTGGATCAAGAAAATCAACAATCGAAAATCCATTACTATTTATTATGTATCTTCCTACTCATACAAGAAATAACACAATATCATTATTACAAAAAACATTCAAACAATTTTTAGAAACGCATAATTTATGGTGCGATTATAATATAGAATATTCCAACTCAACCGAAGATACAGGAAATGTCAAAGAAGAATATAACGAATACATACAAACAATAATGAACAAGACAAAAACAGAAAATAAAAAAGGTTGTATTTTATTATTAGGCAATAAAGGAAGCGTAGGCATTACATATAAAGATTGTGATGCTACAATATCATTAGACGACGGGCATAATTTAGATAATCAAAAACAAAGATTTTCAAGAGCTTTAACAGAAGCAGATGGTAAAACGATAGGAATAAATGTAGATATGAATATTCAAAGAACTTATTTGATTTTGATTGATATAATTCAAAAACATAGAAGAAATACAAAAACAACTAAAACAAATGCGGAAATACTATACTATTTATTTGAACACAATATATTCTTATTTGATCCACAACAAATCAATAATGGAAAATTGACAACAGTTGAGATAATGTCTTACTACCAAAAAGAAGCAGAAAATATTATGAAAGAAATTGATGATACACCTTTCTTAGAAAATCTAATTTGTGATGATGACATGCGTGATTTTATAAAAATAGATTTTCAAAAAAGAGAATTAAAAAAAATTAATAAAGATTTAGAAGGAGAACAACAAGATTGCCCTAAGGGCGATAAATCAAAAGTTCAAATTGACGCTCCTGATGATATAGATAATGACAAAGAAAATAAAAATAAGTTAAATGAAGAAGAAACCGCTAAGATTGAACTTTTGATTAACCAAACTTACGAAATGTGTAAAAGTTTCTTATTTCCATTATTAGCTTTAATTTCAAGGGCATATAAGTTATTTGATTTCAAGGAGATATTTACAAGTGAAAAAACAGGGAGATTAATTATTTCATTATTAAAAGACAAAAAAATTGAATTAAATAAAGATAATTATATTATTGTAGTAAATATAATGAACAATATTATAGATAATAATGCTGAAATTATTAATAACATTCGTGAGATTTATAGCATAGCACCAGCTAATAAATTGCGTGAATTAATTGAAAAACATTTTATACCTACGAATGATGAAAAAAAACAAAACGCAGAAGTTCCAACACCTGTTAAATTGGTTGATGACATGTTAAACTCAACGCCAGTAGAGTTTTGGAAAAAACCTCAAAAAGTATTTGAACCTTGTTGTGGTAAAGGAAATTTTGTGTTAGGTATATTTGATAGATTTTATAAAGGTCTCGAAGACATGTATCCTGATCAAATTGAAAGATGCCGTGTTATTATGACTGAGTGTATTTATTATGCGGATCTAACTGCGTTAAATGTTTTCATCACAACGGAAATAATGAAATGTCATGTTCAAAGCTATTGTGGCTTAGATGAGTTGGATTTTGAATTTAATAACTATACAGGAGATACTCTTGAATTAAATATTAAAGATAAATGGAACATTGATGGATTTAATAAAATTGGCGGAAATCCTCCATATAATTCAAGTGGTGATACAGCTACAGGAAATACAATTTGGCAAGATTTTACAAAAAAATCTCTTAATGAATGGTTAATGCCAAATGGTTATTTATTATTCGTCCATCCTCCTGGTTGGAGAAAACCTAATACGGAAAGAGGAAAATTTACAAAAATGTTTGACTTGATGACAAAACAAAACCAAATGTTATATTTAGAAATACATGGAATAAAAGACGGGCAAAGGGTGTTTAATTGTGGAACAAGGTATGATTGGTATTTAATTGAAAAAACAAATCAATACAAAAATACAATTATTGTAGATGAAGATGGAAAACAAAATGAAATTAATTTAAGTGAATTGTCTTGGTTACCTAATTCAAATATTTTAGAAATTAACAAAATATTAGCTAAAAATGATGACAAACGATGTCCTATAATGTATGATAGAACTGCTTATGGGGCTGATAAAAAAGATAGAATGTCATCAAATGAAACTTCAGAATTTAAATATCCATGTGTTCATTCTACCCCTAAAAATGGTATTAGATATATGTATAGTAAAGTAAATGATAGAGGACATTTTGGAGTATCAAAAGTAATATTTGGAGAAAGTGGTATATACAAACCAGTTATTGATATGGAAGGAAAATACGGAATGACACATGGAGCTATGGCAATACAAGTTGATAATTTAGAAGAAGCAACTTTTATTAGTAAAGTTATTGAGAGTGATAAATTTGATAAGGTTATTCAAAGCTGTATATTTTCGTCATTTAGAATAGATTGGAATATTTTCAAAGAATTTAAGAAAGATTTTTGGAAGGAGTTTATTTAGATTTAGATTTAGATTTATTTATTACATCAACATTAGCAATATAAATTTAATAATCATTTTTTTTTACAACAATAAGATACTTAAAAACCAATTCTTATTATAGAAGACGACTTATAAAAATAATTAAATAAAAATAATTAAATAAAAATAATTAAATAAAAATAATTAAATAAAAATAATTAAATAAAAACAAGAGTAAAAAGGTATAAAATATGGTACCATGATATAAATTTATT